CATACATGTGTAGAATGTTATTCTTTATTCTATTGAAATCTATGTATGTAAAGCGGTCACCATTATACAAAGTATCATCAGTACCAACTGTCCAATTTGTTTTAGGCTCAACCCATGCCATATTGTCACCTCATAAAAATATGACAAGGCTTTTACACCTTGTCATACTATTGTTTCCGGCAAGCCCTTCATTCTGCTTGCTGTTATCCACATTTCCTCATTTTGAATTGCTTTTTTCACTTCATATTCGTATCTTTCTTCCTCAGTCATGCTTTCCATTTTTTCTTCTTGCATCAGTTTTGAAAGAATAGGCTCTTTTATTAGCTCTGTTCTTGCTTTTTTACCTGCAAGACAATGTTCTACTGCATATGTAACAGCAGATGCCATATAATGCATCAGATAAAAGTTTTCCTCATCTCTCTGCATTCTAATGGATTTTGATGCTTGTATATAAGGCTTTAATTCATACGGATTGGAGTCAAAAAAGACATCCCTTGTTACACCTATCGCAAGGTAATATGGGAATATATCTTCATAGATTCTCTGCGAATATGTTTTTATTTCTGTGCTTTTAGATGATCTCTGGGAACTTTGGGTGCCGGTGCGTTCTCTGCTACCTTGTCCATTATCCCCTTCAAAAAACCCTCATTCATAAGTTCATTTGCAATATTTCCGAACAATTCCAAAAGGTCATGAGGATTTTCTTCTGTACCCTCATCAATATAATCATCAAGGAGATTCCCTACTTCTTCCAAAGTCTCAACCGGATTATATTTCTTAAATCCAACGAAAAGAAGCTCACGAACACAAGTGAATAAGTCTTTTATTCTGCTCATGCCATATTTATCATCCTTGTTTTCTTCATCATCAAAAATTTTCATTAGTTCCTCTGTACGTTCCATGAGGTCTGTGTCTACAAAGGAGTTGAAACCGAATTTTACTTTATATTCAGTTCCCTTTACTACTAATGTCATCATATTGTTATACCTACCTTCCTAAAGGTAGGGGCAGCCCGAAAGCCGCCCCTATTTTTAACTGTTCTGTTGGTCTAGGAATTCCTGGATAATATCAGCCTTTAGTGTCTGTGTTATTATATATCCACGTTCTTCTGCCAGTGATTCTATCTGTGCAATTGTCATCTCTTGTAATTCTTCAAGAGTATAGGTGGTCTGACTAACCCCGTTTCCTTGGTTGCCACCGTTACCAGGGGTTATGAGTTTTTTGTTACAGTGAAAGTGCCATCCTGATTATCTACTACTGTGTAGAGATCAGTACACTCAACGGCAGCCGTATTTGGAATGATAGTAGCTGTCATTTCAAGAATCTCGTCTACACCACCAACATCATTAGGTGTAGCAACAGCCTGTCCAACATAAGCATACTTTGCAACAGCACCGGTTCCATCTGTTCCGTAAAGATGGAAAATATCAATCTTCTGTCCTGAAAGATTATTGATACCCTGGAGATATTCTTTTTCAAGATTTCCGGTAATCTCCTTAGAATCAGCAGACTTAATACCCATCTCAAATGTCTGTGTGTCATCTTCAAGAGTAGTTGACTCAACAGTATTAGGAGCAGTTGCAGGTGAAGGGATACTCTTTGCTTTTACGAGCAGATGATATGTACCTGCAAAGTCTTTTTCTTCTGCTACGTGAGTCTTGTAAATCACACGTGCCAAATAACTTGTACTAGCCATAATTTTTTTCCTTTCTACCGCTAATTTTATGCGGTTAGCGACTGTTCATTTAAGCAGCCGGTTAATGTTTACATTTATAAAACATCATCTTTAGCAATCGTTCGCCTGAAACGAGCTACCGCAGATGATATTTGTTTATTAGTTGTAGGATTAGGGAATAAAGTCACTGAATATCTCAGTTTCTTCATTTCTGCTATAACAGATGCCATGATTTTTCTGACTTCTGTTTCTGATTTATTTGAGAACACTTTTGCTTCAACTGAATGAAGAATCGAATTGACTTCATTGTTATCGAGGTCTTGTCCATTTTCAAGCGGTGTAAGTTCATGGATATACAAAGTTGGAAACTGAGCTGGGCTATCAGATGCACTAGCTGTAGTACAATTCAGATTAGGATATGGTGCATCTTTTCGTATTTTTAAGTTGTACTGTACGATTGTAAACACCGTACTTTCAATATCTGCATACCATTCAGCCATTGAATACCTCTTTCGCTATCTGATGTATCTTATCAATGATTTCCATTTCAGCACTGTACATAGGCATTGTAGCTTGTGTACCATGTGACATTACGGATTCTCCCGTATCGGCGGTATAAAACCAATAGTCTTTAGCACCTTGCCCTAGCCCATATGAGCCTATGGTGTAGCCTAATTCTTCGCCTTTTGGATGAGGTGAAGTTCCGGCTGCGGTATTAAAATGAATACCCGACCCGAATTCTAACATCAAAATATTTTTTCCTTGGACTTCTAATACTGCTTCTGAATAATCACCAAATGAGCGTATCGTGATGTGCGTGTAATGTGACTTATCACTATCACCATCTGCTTGCGCTATACGTTCATCTATTATCGGTACTCCTAAGAGTGCCAATCTTTCAACGAATATATCGCTTTTACTCCGCAGACTTTCTTTATACGCTTCTAACTCTTGTATGGCACGCTGTATACTGCCTTTTTTTGTCACTGATAAGTTAATCCGCTTCATCCTTTGCGTTTGCCCTCAAAACAGCTCTCCAAAAATGCTGTCCCGTTGTGTTTATCCCTACCACGGTATAATCAGCGGATTGTTCATCTATCTGCCCATCTTTGAGCTTTTTTATCTCTGAATTAAGCCATATCAATGTACCCACCTTAAAAGGATATTTCCCTTTTGGATAAGTCATACTCGCTAGATCACGGTCTTGTGAACCATATGCAGCGATTTCAGCTTGTGTCAGATTCCCACCAATTGAATTTTCAATATGAACGGGTTCTTCAATTCCATTAGTTGTATTTCCGCTTTCTTTCGGGACTTTTTCTCCGTCAATAATGAGATAGATAATATTTCCATCATCATCCCTTTCATATATTGGCTGAGGTTCACCTTTTAGAGCATACCAAATAGACTGTTTCACTCTTCTGGACGTTCTCATAAGACACCCCCTAATGGGATGACTCCCTTAAACAATTTGTCACGTTCTACATAATGGATTGATGTGCCATCCGCACTATAAGATGTCTGTCCTTCTGCTCCGGTCTGATTATAGTCGTATAAAGCAATGCCACGTATAGGACTATAGTATCGCTCCATATCTTCTTCTATAGCCAATTCGGAATAACTGTTAGGATAACTTCTTACCATCTTTACTTCATTGTAGGCACTGTCTACTTTGGTTTTTAGAAGTGTCTCATTAAACATCTCTCCCTCAATCTCACTTAATTCAGTTTTCAATGATTCAAAGACACTATCTTTTACCATAATCAATGCTCCATTTTTTCAATCAGTTCTGTCCTAAGAACATCTGCTTTCTTGTCCTCAACATCAATCCCATAACTTTTTGCCAAAGATTTCAGCTTAAAATAAGGAAGTTTAGCGACATCATCTCTAGTGATGTCGCTTTCTTCCTTTGTATCTTCTTTCTTGGCTTCAATCTTGGGCTGTTCTGACATATTGGATTCTGCTTTATGTGCAGCAACCTTACGTCTATGCATAAACATTCCCATAAATCAGCCTCCGTCAAGATGCAAGTGTTACCTTTATGATCTTTGTATCATCATACAGATAAGGAGCAAAAATCTTGGATGCAATGATGTAGTTGGTCTGGTCAATCTTGTCTCTGTCAAACTCAACAAGAGTATCTCTCTTCATGAAGAGTGCAAGAGCACCAGGCTTAACAATATAAGCTGTGTCTGTTCCGATAAGTCTGTTAGTTACTGATACCTGAGTTCCATATACAGCACCGAGAACACCACTCATGATGATGTTTGCACCGATTTCTGTGTTAGGAATCCAACCATCAGACTTACGAAGTCTTGCATAGAATGTAGGATCACAAAGGAGAACCTTGTCACCATCAACATCTTCACCAAACTGTACCAGTGCATCAGCAACACCAGCTGCCGGAGAACCGGATGCAGCAATTGTAGCTGTAAGTGATGCAGTAGCCATCTCTGTAAGGAAGTCATCCTCAACCTTATCATTGATACCGATTATTACCTGATCTGCTGCTTCTCTTGCAATATCGTTGTTATATGCAGAAAGCAGTGCTTCATCTGTAAACTGAATAGCCTTACCAATCTTAGTTACCTTAACTCTCTTGGTGTCCTGTTCAAGCTTGGTGATAGGAATATCAGCTCCCTCTGCTACAGCACTTGCCTTTCCACTGTAACGGTACCAGGGCACGGTAATCTCGTCACCGGGTCTGCCTACAAGGTCAGTCCTAATTGTTGCAAGCGGAGCAAATCTGATTTTGAAAATAAGTTTCTTTT